CGGTGTTCGTCAGACGTTCTCGGTATGGCGCGCAACATCTTGGCCAATGTCTTTACGGTCGAGGTGGACAATGAGCTGGAGCTTTGTGCTCCGCTCGCCCAATGGGTTTCCAACCCTTGGGGTTGTCATGGTCCGGGTGCAGTTGCGGACAAATCCGATTTCTTCCAGAAATGGAGCTTCGAGCCGACTAAACGCACAGGGTTGACCTCTATGAGCTTTACAAACTCAACGATGTCTACCTTGCTAATGCGAAGTTGGCGCCGAAACAGGAAACCATTCCTGCGAGGCTCTGTATTGTGCCGAAGGACTTCCGTGGACATCGGTTGATATGCATAGAACCTAAAGAGCTTATGTTCGCTCAACAGGGTCTAATGCATACTCTTTACCGGACCATCCACACGAATTCCCAAACGAAGTGGTTCATCAATTTTGTGGACCAAGGGAAAAGTCAGAACCTCTGTAGGGAAGATCGTCTTGCGACGATCGACCTAAAAGATGCATCTGACATGATCTCCCTATCACTCTTGCGGGTTCTTCTTCCGCATGAGGTCTTCGCGGTACTAACGCGCTACAGATCCGATAAGATCGAGCTACCAGACGGGCGTGTGATCACTCCGAAGTGTGCGTTTACTATGGGAAATGCTTTATGTTTCCCTGTAGAGACGCTTGTCTTCTGGGCGTTGTCACTCGCTGCTGTCAAGGTTGCCGCAATCGATGCGGGTCATCATGTATCGGCCTCCTGGCTGACAAAACGTATCCGTGTCTTCGGTGATGATATCATCGTACCGAAGGAATACGTGAACGACGTTTTGGCCGCGTTATCTGGATGTGGGCTTGCCATCAACTACCAGAAGACATGCATCAATACTCCTGTAAGGGAGTCTTGTGGTGCCTGGTGGTACGGTGGACGCGATGTCAGAGTGACTCGCTTCAAGTTCACACAGCTCGCTGACCAAATGGTATGGCTCTCGCTTGCAGACAATGCTCGCGAGTTGTACGAGAATGGATTCCACCATGCTTCGTACGCTGTACTTAACCTCTGTCAAGATATGACAGCTGTGCCTTACGGCTACCTCGGCTTTCCAGGCCAGAGGGAGTTGTGTGGTGCTTCGCTCATACGTTACAATTGTGAATTGCAACGTATGGAGGTCCGTATTCCGTCTCTAAAACAGGCGAAACGGTTGGTCCCTTTAACCGACTGGCGAGGCTTGTACGCCTGG